AAACTTGATCAAAAAGAAAAGAAGAGTGCTGAACAAATTGCCAAGAACGAATTGAATGCATTATCCAAGATCATAGAAGAAAGTAGTGTTGAACTATTAGGTGATGATGAATTTCGTTCTAATAGATTATTTCAACTTGTGGAACCTATCACAGGAATTAAAGGAACTTTTCTAATAAAAGATGTGGAACACACAATAAGTAATGGTATACACAAGATGAAACCAAGCTTGGAGGTGGTTTAATGGCTGATGAACTAACAGCGTTAGCGTCCCTTTTTAAAGAACGTGAAAACAAGCCACCATCATCAATAACTACTGGAATAGTCATTTCTCCCCCACCAAATGCTAAAATAAGGCTAAATGAAGTGGTAATACTAAATAATAGTCATTTAGTATGGTCCGCACACATGATTGAAGAGTATAAACGAGAATTAGAATTAGAGGGAGATATTAAATTCTCTGATTCAGATTGTGGATCTACTTCAGATGGTGCCACAGTTACAACCCTAAATGTAGATACAAATTTTGAAGCTAAAAACGTTAAGATGACAACCAAAGACACTATTAAAGAAGGTGATGAAGTTATCATCATGCCAGTTAGCGATAATGAACTGTATTATGTATTAGATAAGGCGGTGAGGTTCGAATAATGCTGCCACAAATAACAGAATTAGAATTTGATACAGAAACTATTCCAGAAGACTTGCCACCGTTAGGTAAGTCTTTTTTATATGACTTTGATAAATGTGATTTTGTATTAAAAGATGGAAAAATGATTGAGATACATGGAATAGATGTCTTGAAACAATGGATTACTAAAGTTTTAAAAACTGAAAGATTTCGATTCCGAATTTATGATGGTGTTGAATATGGTGTGACACTTGAGGATTTAATTGGGTCAAATTTTCCACGTTCATTTATTGAAGCAGAAATAAAAAGAGAAGTGACTACATCATTACTTAGACACACTCATATCAGAAGCGTGGAGAATTGGGAATTTGAACGTGATGGGAAGTGGATGCGAATTAAATTCCGAGTAGTAACTATTGATGATTCTTTTGAGCAGGAGGTGGAATTTTAGTGTTTGAAGATAAAAAAGCGAAAGAAATTCATAATGAAATGCTTAACGATATTTCAAATGAATATGACAAGACAGACGGATCGTTTATTTACGATACTACGAAGCCTTCTGCAAACCAATTTGAAAAAGCTTATCAGTCTATGAATGAAGTAGTTGAAAAATTCGATGTGGATAATCTAACTGGTGAAGAACTAGAAAGGTTTATTTTTCAAAGAACTGGTCAAGAGAGACGAAAAGCTACTTTTTCAGTTGGAGAAATAGAAGTTAAGGGTAATGGAACTATTAATCAAGGTGATCTGTTTGAAACTAAATCAGGAGTCCAATTTATTTCTACAGAAACCAAGCTTATTAACCAGGTAGGCAATGTTAAAATTCGTGCTGTTTTACCTGGCAATATCGGAAATACACCTGCACATCAAATCACGGAAATTCCAATATCTCTTTCTGGAATTAATAGTATTACAAATATTTATCCCACCACTGATGGTTATGAAGAAGAATCAGATGATGATTTAAGGGAGAGATACTATGAACGTATTCGAACCCCTGCAACCAGTGGGAATATTTATCATTATAAAAGCTGGGCGAAGGAAGTACCAGGTGTAGGGGAAGTAAAAGTAATTCCACTATGGAACGGTGATAACACAGTAAAAATTGTCATCATTGATTCTAATATGCAACCTGCATCCTCATTGCTAGTTCAAGAGGTACAGAAACATATAGATCCAAATGGAACAGGCTTAGGAGATGGACAGGCGCCAATAGGTGCTTATTGTACCGTTATTAGTGCAATTCCTATACCTATTAATTTAGTGTTTAATGCCACTCTAAAGGCTGGATATAGTGTGGAAGTAGCTGAAGAAAATGTTTCGAAAATGATAGTCGATTACTTGAAAAAGATAGCTTTCAAACAAGATTTTGTATCTTATGCTCAATCCGGTAGTTTGATTTTGGATAGTGAAGGTGTAGAAGATTACTCTAATTTAAAAATTAATGATGATGTTATCAATGTTTCAGTTGGAAATGAAGAAATTGCGGTTCTTGGTGGTGTTGAAATTGTTCAATGAAATGATTAAAAGTATTCCTACCTATGAACGAAAAAGTAATATTTTCATAGAAAAATTTGAAGCTGAAGCAAAGCAATTTGGATTATTAGATGAACAGATAAAAGATATTCGCAAACAATTTATTGTCGATACAGCTACTTGGGGACTGGTTTTTTATGAAAAGGAATTAGATCTTGTTGTTTCTCCTAACAGTACATTAGAGAGTAGACGAGCAGCAATTAAAGCAAAATGGCGGTCAGGGGGGAAAGTTGACCGTGCTTTACTGGAAGCAGTTGCTTCATCAATTTTGCAGACAGTTGTAAAAGTTGAATTTGATGGGAAGATCGTATTTCGTTTTAATGCAAATGACAATAAAAACCCTAATTTAAATTACCCTTTATTTGATTACATGATAAATGAAATTAAACCTGCACATCTAGGTGCATTAATTAAAATTAGCAATCAAATAGAATTTCATCAATTTTATGGTGGGGTTATTTCTGTAAGAAAAAGAATCACTATCAACCCTATTAAATTCACAATGTCTAATCATAGTCTAGATGTTACTACAGCAGGTTTTATTTCCATACGAAACAAAACAACCATTAAGCCGGAGGTGATTCATTAATGGCAGATTACACAAATATGTACATGACAAAAAAGGGTCGTAAATTACAAGCTAAAGCAGAGTCAGGGGTTTTATTAAAATTTACAAAGGTTTCTATTGGGGATGGTCAAAACAACGGTCAAAACATAGATGATCTTACAGCTTTAATCAGTCCTAAAAAAGATTTAGGAATTTCAGGTATTCAAGTTGTAATAGATCAATGTAAGATCCATTCTTCTATTGATAACGAAGGATTAACTGAAGGATTTTATGTCCGTGAAATTGGTCTTTTTGCTGAAGATCCAGACGAAGGAGAAATTCTCTTTGGAATTATCTTTGCAAAAGAAGCTGACTTTCTACCTGCTAACGGTGGAACAACTGGTGTTAATGCTGAATTTGAAATTAATTTGGTCGTTGGCGATGCCAAAGAAATAACAGCCGTTATATCCAACGCTGGCTATGTGTCCAGGGAAGAATTTAATAAATTGGTTATTCATTTGGATGCTACTAGTCAAAGGGCAGAAAAGAACACGGATGATATTTCTAAATTGTCATTGAAACTCACAAACTTAGAACAATCCTTCTCTAATAACTTCACAAACAATCAATTTACAGAGGATTTTTACACGCTTGACGATGTGATTGTTAGTCGTGGGGTTTATGACAGTGTTAATAAAAGGTTGGTGATTTAATGAGGAATACAGTGGTAGCACAAAATTATAGTACTGTAGGAAATGGTGGAAGAAAATTAATTAAATTGAGAGATGGAACTCTAGTTGCAGCAGTTTTTATTAAAGAAACTGAATTTAAGTTATTTAAATTGTTGAATGGTGAAGAGACTTGGAAATTAGTTTATGGATCATCCTGGGGTGGCATAAAAGATATTTCTATTACACCTCTGAATGATGGCTCTATAGGAGTATTAATTTCGAGGACCATTAATGGTTCTAGCAGTGTTAGTTTCTTAAACTTAGATTTGAATGGGAACTATGTATCAAATGCGAAGATTGTTGATACAGGTCAATACGAAATAGGAAAAGTATCTATCATCACAGATCAATCTAGTGGATATATACATGCTGCGTGGAGTAAAGCAGTTAATTCTAATACAAGTAATATTTTTTACGGAAAGAGTCTAGATGGAGGGGTGACATGGAATATTAAACCAGTTACTGCTGAAAATTCTGGTCCCCAATTACTAAATCCTTCGATTGTTTTATATAATAATAAGCCGATTATTTTAGCTCAATTTAGAGCATATATCATTAGTGCATACATTAATCGTATATACTCTTTTTGGGAAGGTCCCACTTCGGGGAGTGGAGTGAATATCGCAACTGGATGGAGTTCTAAAATTATTCATGCAATGTCAGCAGATTATCTTCAAGTTTCACCTTCTGCAATAGTTGATAAAGATGGAGTAATTCATTTAGTTTGGCAGGGAACAGATACGAGTAGCACAGTACCAAAAATTCGCTATTCAAAATCTATTAATGGGGGAATTTCTTGGTCAACTCATATTGGAATAATAAACGGATTTAATCCATCTATTACAATAGATAAACAAAATAATTTATTTATATTATTTGATACAGGAGCATCGATTGGAAGACTAACTTCTCTTGATAGTGGGGAAAGTTGGACAAACTTTTATATCATAAGCAACTCTGAATCTAATATAAATCCATCAACACTATATGACCCAACATTTTCGGGCATATTTGAAGATACTCCTTCCACAATTTACATGGCTGGCAATCGTGTGGACTTTATAGGAACATATTCATCAAATAATATACCAACAGTTAAATTAAATACTGTTAATAATTTTACTCTTTCGGAAAACGAGGGACAAAATGAATTAATTATTGATGGTTATGCAAAAGATATTGATCCCAATAATACAGTTGTAGTGAAAATGCAAATTAGTGATGGAACTATTCGCAATATCCAATCTGGTATATCTGATGGATTGAATCCTATAGAATTCTCTAAGAAATATATTTACAGTAATAAACGTATTTATGATGGGGCTACTTCTTTAACAAACGATCTTGCTGAAAATGTAGATCATACATTAAAGGTATGGGTAGATGATGGACAAGGTGGTATTTCAGTCATTGAAGAACGTTACTTCCGAGTCATTCACAATAGACCACCTGTTATTTCTGGAACAGATGAAGATCTAGGAGAATTACTTGAAATACCTTTAATCACATACCTAGTCGATGATCCAGAGAAACAAGCCACAACAATTACTGAAAGAATTAATGGACAAGTTATTCAAACATTTGATGCAGAGTTAGGAAAAGAATATCAAGTAGTGATCCCATTAGAAATGTGGCTCCCTTTGCAACTTGATCAGGAACACATAATAACCATTGAAGCGAAGGACTCATTTGGTGCAAGGTCAAATAGAACGTATACATTTACCAGAATCGAAGATACGATTCTGGTAGAATTAAAAGATCCATTTATTACTGATATTGCTGCTACTAGACTTCTAGTTACTCCTGATGTGTATTTACCAATTGGGTCAACTATTGTTATTGAAGCATGTAACAATGCCTTTGATGAAAACCCTACCTGGGAAGACATAACAGGAATGGCTATGAATAAAAGAGGGTTCAACTTTGAAAATACAGAAAAAACAGCCGAACAATGGGGAATTAATATCCGTTTTACCCTCCACAAAGGGACAGCACATGATCAGGTTAGATTTAACGGATTCGGAGGTGCTTTTGATTGAGAATCCTAAATGAAAAGCCATTAAGCATAATTAAGCAAGAAAAAGAGAACCAAGAGAACATTCCTATTTCTCTTGATGCAATAGGGCTTGAATTAGTCCAGGAAAAACTAGATCATGCACAAACAAAAGAAATGGTTGCTGCACTTGGTCAAGAACTAGTTAAAACTAAATTAGAAGTTGCGAATTTAAAGGGAGGTAATTCATAATGACCTTTTGGCAAATGGCTTATAAATTTGGTTGGGCAAGTAAGGATGACTTAAATTTAGCAGTACAATTGAAAGAAATTTCTCCAGAAGAATTTAAACAAATAACAAAAGATGATTATGTAGCACCTACCGAATAGGTGTATTTTTTATGACTTCATGACCATAGTTCGCCACGTGCCTAGCGTGGCTTATTTTATGACTAGGGGTGTATTAACCATGACAAAATTAGATTTACTTGCAAACTTGCCGACAGCTATC